AAGTATCCTATATTGGATATATGAAAGAGAAAGTTATAACAATAAAAGTAAAGAGCGGTAGCGCAAAACAATACTCTAATCTTTTGCTTGAATTAAACCTTGTAAAACAATCATGGAGATCATATGGTGTCGACATGCAAATACAAGCACCAGGTTTAAAATCGGCATTAACTTGGGGCACAAGTGTAAATGATAAGTCAAAAACAGATTGACGAGGCTGCGATTCTTTGGAATAAAACCAACGATCCATATTACAAAGATCTTTGGTACAATTTAATTAAGGAGTGGTATGGCGAAAACACTAGTGATACTAATATTACTGTTCGATGGAACCTTGGTAAAAGAACGTCTAGAGTTTACTCGACCGATGGAAGTACACGAGTGTCTAATGTTCGCAGACGATCACAGGGAAACAATATCAAAGTATGTTGATACAAAAGGTTGGGTGTTAAATGATGGTAGAGGTACTGTTCAAGGTTTTATTTGTGAGTAGCATTGCCTACGGACCAATAATCTTATTATTAATTATGTGGAATAATGAAACACCTACCCCGTTAACTAATAAAGGGAAAAAACAGAGTAGGTAAATGGTGAGAAGATTTAACCCTCTACCATAATCCTGCCACATTGTCAAATAGTCTGCTCCGGCACGCAAACAAACCTAATATAAACACCGTGTTTATTAGCCTCAACCTTACCTATCTCTTTCATTTTATTCATAGACTCCTCATAACCAAACATCATACAATCATAAGAGTTATCAAATGTATCAGGCCATGGATACGGTTCTATACACGTACCAGCTACCTGTGAACAAATAATTAAACTTAATAAAAATTTCATTGACAATCCTATAATATCACCTATATTAGGTTCTTAAATTATGAAAGGAAACGCATGACAGACATGAGTAAATACAAAAATGTTTCACTAACCAAAGAAACATATAAGATATTAGAGTCTTTGTCGAAGGTATTATTGCCCGACGCTAAATTGTCTATATCTAAAACAATAGAAGCAATAGCAAACGAGAAAGCAAAGAAACTAAATGGCAAAATTAAAGGCAAATAAAGTGAAAAAAATTATTTGTCCCACATGTAAGGGTAATGGTTTTGTTAAGGTCGCATCATTAGAACACGGTGAGATGGTACACCAGTGTTGGGATTGTGACTCGGAAGGAGAGTTTTATGAAACAGTTGAAGATAATAATCTTATTGATGACGGTCCTGGTTCTAACAAACTGCACTAGAATAGAGTTTGATAGTTTTGACCCGACTACGTCAACATTAAAATGGATGATACAGAATGAACGAAACTGATGTAGCTTACATAGCTGGATTATTTGATGGTGAAGGTTGTGTGCAAGTAAAAAAATATAAAGAAAAGAAAAAGAAACACAAAGGACCCGGTTATCGCACAGCAAACTGTGTACGTATCTCCATGGAGATAGCGATGACTGATCAAGATGTAATACACTGGGTTCACGAAACATTAAAAGTTGGATCTTTTAGAGTCAAACCAAGAAAAGGTTTACGTAAAGATGGTACAAAATTTTTAACACAGTACGTGTGGCGTTGCAGTTTTAGAGATGCATATCAAGTAGCTAAATTACTTTGGCCATATGCAAGAACAAAGCTACACGGCATAGAACAAATAATAGATCATTACGAACCTGATCACATTATGGATGGTAAAGTAGTTGATCTACAAGGTTATAAGGAGGCAATGAGTTTAGAATGAAAGTAAAAAAAGAAGATTACGAAGATATTTATGATTGTATTGTAACCGGTCAAGTACCAGTAGAAGTTATAAATGAATATTTTCAAGATGAAGGTTTTCATGCATATTATAAGGAAAGATCAAAATGACAGATAAAAAAGATGAACAAATAAAAATAGAAGTTAGCACGTTTAACTGGGGACCTTGTGTTATAAGACTCAAGATACTAGATGAATTTAAAAAAATATTATTAGATGAAGCTAAAAAATCTGAAATAGACTTTCAAGAAAAATTAGCAGGACAGATTGCCAAAGAACGTGGCTATAATGAAAAACAAAGAGATCTAATTATACCGTACTTATCACCGTATCTTGGTGTATACGATCAAGCGTTTCAACGTTATCAAAATAAAAAATACGAACACGGTGCACCGGAATATGCATTAACTGCTTTGTGGTGTAACTTCCAACGTCAGTATGAGTTTAATCCACCACACGATCATGATGGCAAGTTGTCGTTTGTAATATATTTATCGATACCCGATGAATTAAAAAAAGAAAATAAAGAGTATAAGGGCAAGAGCTGCGGACCAGGTGGTATACAGTTTATGTATGGTGAAGGACCAAGAGATGCCGTAACTTATATGTCATACTTTCCACAAGAAGGAGATATGTTTATTTTTCCTGCGTGGTTAAAACATTGGGTTAGTCCGTTTAACTCTGACTGTGTAAGAGTATCAGTAAGTGGTAACGTGCATGATTCTGCACCATTATCACAAGTTAGAAAAGGTATGTTGAAAAAAGAAAAAACTGAAGAAGAAGAATATTTAGACGAATTAAAGGAGAAACTATGACGACTGGCTTTGGTATAGGTATGTTTTTTTACAATGCATTCTGTGTATTGATTATAATGTTAATAATATATTACGTAATAAATAGGTTTAAATGATTTATAGAATTCATAAACATGAATAGAAAGGAGGAACAATGAGGAGAGGAAAAACAAAAAAAAGATTAGTTATATCTTCACAAAAGAATCTTTTCCCTCGTAATACTATTTCCATGTTAGGAAATAAATTTAAACGTGTAGAGTTAGAGCAGAAGAAAGATAATACAGTTTCTACCGTTTTTTTCGAGAGAGATTATTCTAAGTTTGTGTTTTTAGAAACTAATCGTCCGATCAAAGAAGCAAGAATTGACAAACTAGTTGGTATGTTAAATCAGCCTAGAGGTCAATTAAATCCTGTAATCATTAACGAAAACTGGGAAGTTATAGAAGGTCAACACAGAGTAAAAGCCTGTGAGAGACTGCAGATTCCGGTTATGTGTGTAATGAGTGAAGGGGCTAAGATCGATGACTGTATTATTATGAATAACAGTCAAGATGGTTGGAGTTTTTATGATTATCTACATTCTTTTTCGCACTCTAGTAGACCAAATCACTTAGAGTACCGAAAGATTACTACTTTCTTAGATGAATACCAACTAAGCACTACGGTGGCAACTTGGTTACTATCAGGAAATGTAAAGGACTTTGGTAAAAGTGACTTTGAAAATGGTAAATTTAGAGTTAAGAGTTTAGCATATGCACAACAACAAGGCGCATATTTTAATAAGATAAGAACTTTTAATGATAAACTACCTAACAAGGTTAAGTTTGGTCTTGCTTTTGTTAAAGCGCAGAAACTGAAAGCTAGAGACGGATCTATTTTTTCTATACCTACGTGCCTTGCTCAGTTAGAAAAATATCATAATAGATATTTTAAATTAACTGGTGGTACGAAGGAAGAATTTTTAGAAGCGTTAATGGCGTGTTATAACTATAGGCTTAGACCTAAAAAGAAACATATATCTAATAAGATATTAGATTAAAGTAGTGGGCCTTCGGGCCCACACTAAAAAATTATGAAAAAAAATAATAAATATAGCTATATTACTGGCACACGTATCGAGGACCATGGAACACGGCTCTATGATGTGAATGGGACTAGACTTCCTAGTGTCACTACTATATTAGGACGGACCAAGGATCAACAATTTATCAAAGACTGGAAGGCCAAAGTTGGAGAAGCAGAAGCAGACAGAATCAAAAATTTATCTAGTAACCGGGGGACAGCCATGCATAAATTCCTGGAATCTTATGTACAAGGAGTTGGCTACGATGATCTTACAGGGCTCGGACAAGAGGCGAAAACCATGGCCGAAAAAGTTATTGATGTGGGTCTTACGCCAGTGGAAGAGTATTATGGTAGTGAGGTTACGTTATACTATCCTGGGCTTTACGCTGGGTCTACTGACTTGGTTTGTATACACAATGGCAAAGATACTGTTGTAGATTTTAAACAATCAAACAGACCAAAGAGGCAGGAGTGGATAAGAGATTATTATCTGCAGATAGCAGCATACGCTATGGCACATGACTACGTTCATGGGTCGCAGATAGAACAAGGTATAATTATGATATGTACGCCTGACCTATACTATCAAGAATTTGTGGTAAATGGGGCAGAACTAAGGCAAGCAAAACATGAGTTTTTAAAAAGATTAGACATGTATCATGACCTAATACACGATGAGAAAGAGAGAGCTAAAGTAAATATAACCGAGGAGGACTTTAATGCAAGATAAGCTATATCAAGTAATGGTAGCCAAGTACGAAGCTGAGATCGCTGATGCTAAGTTTAAGATCAGCACGTTAGTTGACAGGCCTATAATCATACCGGAGCATATCGATATCACTGGTGAGGTTGACAGTTTGTTACGAAAAATTTCAGGGGCTGAGGATAAAATGGCAGCAATGCGTCGACATTATGGCAAGAAAGAGGCAGAATAATTTGTATAAGGGATCTAAAAAGTTTAAAAAATTTTTTAGTAAAAAAATTTCTAAAAAAAAGTGTACTTTTGTACTTTTGGCTTAGAAGTGTTGATTTTATTGACTTTAGGGTGGACAGATTATGGTACAAATCACGTTTAGGTGGACACATTATTTTGTCCACCCATGGGTATATACAAAAAGGCCCTCCGCGAAAGGTTTTGGTTTTGTCTCAGTTGCTTAAAACTTTCTAGATCCCTTATACAAACCTGCTATAAGATATCATGCCTAAGAAAAGAAGAAAAAGTATCGTCACTATCAGTACTCCCGATATACCTTATCCTAAAGTCAGAGTGGAGTGGATCGATTGCATCAGTGATTCTGGCTGGGCTACAGAAAAAGAATTTGATAGAATGAAGTTAGCAAGACCTGTTAATGAAGGTTGGTTGTATTCTAAAGATAAAAATTCAATTAAATTATTTGCGTCGTATGATAAGGATGAAGACGGTCTTACTTTTGGGGATCGGACGATGATTCCTCGGGCTTGGGTAAGGAAGATTCAGAAGATTTAGGTGGAGTCACATCAATTAATTGTCCGTAATCGTCTAAAATTTGTTTCATCTTTGCTTCTAGTTCTTGTTCTGACATATCTTCTAGTTTCCCAGTTTTTATTATTTTTCTGTCTATGTATAGTCCTGCTGCCTTGCCTCTATTCGCTTCAGCATTTACAGCAGAAGAGAAAGAACCCTTCTTCAATGCAGCCTCTCTAAGTCTTGCAAGTTCTGCGATGTGTCCTTCATAAGTCACTTCATGTTTTCTAAGTCTTTCTTCTCTCAGTTCACCCATATATTTTACTACAAGTGGTGATAATTTTGGGTTAGTTAATTCTGATCCTTCCTGTCTAGCTCTCTTTGGACTATACCCTGCTTTCAGTGCAGCTTCTGTCTTAGTCACTGGTCCGTTCTCATCACCGTATACATAGTATTCAGCGAATCTCATTTGCATTTCTGTAAGTCTTTTTGGTAAACCCATAGTTGACAATTTAAGGTAACTATCCTATATTGTCAACCATGGAAAAGAAAGGAGATAATGAT